CTGACAATCCATTTGGTCAACCAAAAATTAAAGCTAAAGGTGGTGAGGCGATTTGGTTAAACTCATCATTAGTTTTCTTATTTGGAAATCAAAAGGGCGCGGGGACAACTAAAATTACCGCAACTAAAGACAAAAGAACTATTAAGTTTGCGTCAAGAACTAAAGTATCTGTTATGAAAAACCACATTAATGGTTTAGGTTATGAAGACGGTAAAATCATTGTAACACCACACGGATTTATTGCAGGAAAAGAAGCATCAGAAGAAAAAGCGTCAATTGAAAAATACAAAAAAGAATACGCGGATTATTGGAAAGAAATCATCGGAACCGATGGTGACTTTGATTTGAGAGAAGAAAGAGAATCGTAACATTATAAAAAAAACTAAGTGATTAAAACGTTAATAATTGACGGAAACAATCTTTTTAAAATAGGTTTTCACGGTGTTAGAGATTTCTATCATGAAGGAAGACACGTTGGAGGAACTTGGCATTTCATAAACACAATCAGAAGATTTATCGAGGAACAAAACTTTGATAAAGTGGTTGTGTTTTGGGATGGCATTAGTAACTCATCAGCAAGAAGACTTATCTATCCACAATATAAAGAACACAGACGAAGTGATTTCAATGAGTTTAAACAAGACTCCTTTGATGAACAAAAGGAGAGGATTAAACAGTATTTGGAAGAAATGTTCGTTAGACAAATCGTCATTGATAATAATGAGGCAGATGATTTAATCGCATACTATTGTCAAATATCTGAAGACGAAATTAAAACCATTTTTTCGGGAGATAAAGACTTGACACAACTTATTTCAGATAAGGTGTCAATCTATTCCCCAAACTCAAAACAAGTTTATAAAAACGGTGATAAGATAAAGATTCAATTCCATGAATTCCCACATCAGAATATTAAAACATATAAAATATTATCGGGAGATAAGTCAGATAATATAGACGGAATTTATTATTTAGGGGAGAAAACTTTAGTTAAATTATTCCCTGAACTACTTGACCGAACGGTAACTATTACCGATATTTTAATAAAGGCTGAGACTCTTTTAAATGAAGATAAAGATAATAAAGTATTACAAAATTTATTATCAGGTAAAACCAAAACAGGGGTATACGGTGAAGAATTTTTTATTATTAATGAAAAAATAGTAGATTTGTCAAAACCATTAATAACTGATGAGGCAAAAGAATTAGTTGAATTATATTATCGAGAAAGTTTAGACCCCGATGGACGAGGATATAAAAATCTTTTAAAGATGATGATGAAAGATGGGTTCTTTAAGTTCCTACCAAAAGGTGACGATGCTTGGGTTAACTTTGTTAGACCATTCATGAAATTAACAAGAAAAGAAAAAAGAAATTACAAACAAATAAAATAAATATGAAAGAACAAGAATCAACAAAATTAGAATTCTTAATGATGGTAAATGATAACATCATAGTACAAAGATTTTTTAATGTTAGGGAGTTTAATCCTGACGCCAAAAACTCATTAGACCTCTATGAGTTGTTATTTAATTTTAGTGATGACATTAAGCATCAACTTAAAATGAAAACAGTATCTTACATGATGGACAATCAGTATGAAATTACTAACAACCCTGCGGTTTTAGACACATCGTATATTGATGGGCCTGAGTATTTTAATGCGTATATTAAGATGGGCGATGTGACAATTTGTCATAGACAGTTCGACGCAAAAATATACCCGCCTAAGATAAGATACACCGTAGATGTACGCCCACACCTAAAAAACTTACTTATGTCCTTGACTGACATTTTTTCATCTAAAAATTTAACATTCGAGTACCTCGGACTTCCTTTAAAAGGTTAATATTTATCAAATACAACAATGAAAAAACTATGGCGTCAAACAAAAATTTCGAATATCTAGGTAGCGGATTTCAGCTACAATTATTAAACCAAATCATTATCGATAAAGACTTTGCGAGGTCTATTCTTGATGTGATTGAAACAAATTACTTTGAAAACAAATATTTTAAAATCATCATTCAGATGGTTAAAGAACATTACGCAAAGTATGAACATACACCAACATTTGACACTTTAGAACAAATCACCAAATCTGAATTACAACAGGAGTTGGCTTCAAAAATTGTTATTGATACAATTAATAAAATTAAAGACGCTCCACTTGAGGGAGGTGAATTTGTTCAGGAAAAGTCTATGAAATTCTGTAAACAACAAGAGTTACAGAAAGTAATGAATAAAGCTCAAAAAATCATCGATAGTGGTGAATTTGAGAACTACGATAAGGTAGAACAGTTAGTAAGAAACGCTTTACAAGTTGGAGAAAGAGAAGATGGTCAATCTGACGTTTTCTTTAATTTAGATGAGGTTTTAAACGAGGATTATCGACACCCTATACCAATGGGTATTCCAGGTATTGATAGACTCTTAAAAGGTGGTTTGGCTAAAGGGGAAATTGGTGTGGTACTGGCACCTACAGGTGTCGGTAAATCAACACTACTAACAAAAGTTGCAAATCACGCCTTTAATTTAGGGTATAATGTACTTCAAATATTTTTTGAGGATAACCCAAAGATTATTCAAAGAAAACACATTACTTTATGGACGAAAATTCATCCTGATGAATTGTCTTTAAGGAAAGATGAAGTTATGGTTAAAGTACAAGAAGTAAAAGATTCAATGACCAATAAATTAATCTTAAAGAAACTACCATCTGATACGATGACTATGTTACAAATCAAAAATCAAATTAGAAAAATGATTGCGGATGGGGTAAGAGTTGATATGGTATTATTAGATTACATTGACTGTGTTGTTCCTGATAGGAATTTAGGTGACGAATGGAAATCTGAAGGTTCGGTTATGAGAGCATTTGAATCAATGTGTCATGAGTTAGATTTAGTCGGATGGACTGCAACTCAGGGTAATAGAAGTTCAATCTCTTCGGATGTGGTTACTACAGACCAAATGGGTGGTTCAATCAAAAAAGCTCAGGTTGGTCACGTAATTATTACAGTTGCTAAATCTCTACAACAAAAAGAAATGAAATTAGCGACTATTGCAATTACTAAATCACGTATTGGTGATGATGGGGTTGTATTTGAGAATTGTAAATTTGACAATGGTATGTTGGAGATTGACACTGAAAGTTCGGTAACATTTTTAGGATTAGAAGAACAGACCGAAGAAAGAAATCGACAAAGAATAAAAGATTTGTTAGATAAAAGAAAAGAAAAACAACAAACACAAAACTAAGAAAAAAACATGGAAAAAATTTTAATAGAGAATCCAAATAGATTCGTTATTTTCCCAATCGAACATGACGATATTTGGGAATATTATAAACAACACCAAGCGGCGTTTTGGACCGCAGAAGAGGTTGATTTGTCAAATGATATTAGAGATTGGGAAAACCTATCAGATAATGAAAGATTTTTCGTTAAAAACGTCTTATCATTCTTTGCGGCATCCGACGGTATTGTTAATGAAAATTTGGCAGAAAACTTCTTAAAGGAAGTTCAATACCCTGAGGCAAAATTCTTTTACGGATTCCAATTAATGATGGAGAATATTCACTCATTAATGTATTCGTTACTTATCGATACCTATGTATCAAACCCACAAGAAAAAGATGAATGCTTTCATGCTATTGATAGATTACCTGCGGTACAAAAAAAGGCAAAATGGGCGTTAGATTGGATAGAGAATTCGACCTTTGAAGAACGATTAATCGCTTTTGCTGCGGTTGAAGGTATCTTCTTTTCAGGTTCGTTCTGTGCAATTTTTTGGTTAAAATCTCGAGGTATTTTACAAGGGTTATGTAATGCTAACACTTTGATTTTCAAAGATGAGAACTTACATTGTGACTTCGCAATTCATTTATTGAATAATCACATTGAAAACAAACCAAGTGAAAAAAGAATTAGAGAAATTTTATTATCTGCATTAGAGATTGAAAAGGAATTCATTCTTGAGTCATTACCAATATCTTTAATTGGGATGAATTCGAACCTAATGAAACAATATCTTGAATTTGTTACTGATGGTTTATTACTTAAACTTGGATGTAAAAAAGAATTTAACGTAGAACAACCATT